TTTATTTTTTTAATTTCTTTTAAATGCTCTTTGTTATTTTCTTGCCACTTTTTATTGTACTCTTTTATTTCATCAAAATGTTCTTGCTTGTATTTTTTTGCGTGATTACTAAAGTATTCTTTGTGTTCTTCATAATATTTCTTATTATAGTTATCTACTTTTTTTCTATTCTTTTCTCGATATAATCTTTGAATATTATGTTTATGTTCTATGTTCTTTTTGTATGTTTCTCTAATTTTTGCATTAACTTTATCTCTATTGTTTTTTACATAATTATCGTGATATTTATTACCACAAATTTTGCAATAACTTCTAGGTTTACCTTGTGACATATAATATTCTGAAATTGGCTTTTCTATACCACATCTAGAGCAAATTCTGGTTTCTTCCATATTTATCACCTAATTATATTATAACATAAAATAAGAAATATTTCTATTTCTTATTTCTTTTTTTGCTATGAGCTAATCGATACATTCTTGCGTATTTTACCTTGTAAGCTCTGTAATTAGGGTTGTCCCAATAATAATCTCTTGCGTTTTTAGCTTCTTCTTCTTTATGCCCTGCGTAATACTTTGCTCTTTCTCTTATCTTTTTCTTTCTGTAATCTTCGTTGCTACGATAATACTTTCTAGCATAAGCATTAGCCTTTGACTTTCTCGTAATTGCCATTAGATACCACCTCTTTACTTTGATTATAACATAGAAACATTCAAAAGTACAAAAAATGTTAGGAATTAACCTAACATTTTCTTGTTTATTCTTTCTTCCTCTTTGTAGATAACTTGTTTTTTGTAGATATAATCTCTCATTAACTCTTTTATTTTTGCTTGATAAGACGCTCCATCACAAGCCTCTTTAAACTCGTTTAATGTTTGTTCGTCTATTCTTATTGTTATAAACTTTCCTTGATAACCTGTTTCACTGGCTTTGTGTCTCCTTGCTACTAATGTTTTGTTATCTTCTCTTAATATCATTTATTTACCTCCTACTATTTATGGTTCTATTTTCTAAACTAGTATTCTATTAGAAATCTCGAACTCCAATTTATTGTTATCTCTTACACTTTGTTGAATGTATCTTCTTGTTGTTGCTAGGCTCTTTTGGTGTAAAACTTGTTGTATTTGAACTATGTCTGCTCCTGCGTTGTAACTCAATGTCGCCATACTTCTTCTTAAACTATGACAACTAAAGCCATTTTCGTCATATCCAAATCTTTTGAATATTCCTTTAACAATGCTTCGAATAGATGCTGCACTTAGACCACCATTTCCCATCTTGTTTGTGCTAGTTGATACGAATATATATCCACTAGTTCTATTTTCTATGTAGTCGTTTATGTCTTTTAAGACTTGTTCAGATAATTTGACATATTCGCTTTCATCGTCACGCTTTTTACATTTTACGAATAATACCATTTCTCCATTATACATCTTAATGTTATCTATCTTAGCTGTTGCTATTTCATTTGCTCTAAGTCCAGTTGTAAGTGCAAGAGATATTATTGCTTTTTCTCTTTTGTCTGTTAGGCTTTTGTAGATTTTTCTACATTCTTCTTCGTTTAATGTTTGCCTAACAGGTACATTTGATGTTTTAAGGCTTTTAACACTTCTTGTTATGTTTTGATACATATTATTATCTTCAAGATAATCAAAAAATCTTCTTAAAGATGTTAGATAAGAGTTAACAGTATAAATACTATGTTCTTTTGCTAACTCTTCTCTAAATTGTCTTATATGCTCTCTTGTAGGGTATCTAACTCCTATATCTTGCAAATATTCTAGGAATTTTTTAATACCATCTTTATAACACCTAAGTGTTTCTCCACTTACATCTAAATATGTAATAAAATCTTCTGTTGCATTGCTAAAATCAATGTTGTTTAGTTGAATTTCGTTCTTCATTTTTCCATCTCCCTTTACAACACTAATTATAGCACTTTTGTTATTCTATGTCAATACATTAATAATCTTTTTTTCTAAATGGAGCAGTTATTGTTCCAACTAATACTATAAATAGTGCTATTAATAATAGTATAAATACTAAAATACCAGCTAAAATCGCATTTATGCTCCATATATTACTTATCATTTCACTCATTTTTTACTCCTATTCCTAATACTTCATAACTTTCTTTAAAATATTCACATACGAATTTTCTTTGGTTATCATTAATAAGTTCTAGTTCTTTTTGTGTTTCTTTTTTCCAACTCCCATAAGGGCAACCCATACAACCTGTTCTAGTTATATACTTATAAACATTTGGTATTTCTATGTTATATTTTTCACAAATTTTATCTAACATTTCATCACTTAAATCATATATTGGTGTAAACTTCTTATCTTTTGTGAAACAAGACTTGTATTGTTGTTTCCTTAATCTGCTTTCTTTTGCTCTAATACCTAATATTGCTTTTAAACCTGTTTCTTTTTCAAATTGTCTTGCTGGTTGTTTTTTAAGAAATTCGCAACATTTGTGTGTGATTTTATGTGCTTTCCCACTTTTTACATACTCTCTTGCCTTATTTGAAATACCACTAAACCCATTTGTATATGTTCCGTCTATCTTTTGTTGTATTGTTTTTGATGGCTTTTTGCCTTTCCTAATTGCATTTTGATAATAGTATATATAAAAGTCTTGCTCTTTGCTAAAACAAGGTATTCCATACTTTTCTTTTATCTCAAATGGTTTCATTTTAGGTATTAATACTATATCGCTATTTTTAAGTATTCTATCTCTTATTTCAGGGTGTTCCATATAAGTATTTATTCCAACTATTTTTATATCATCTCGTTTAAGATATTCTTTGATAAACCAATAGAGGAAGTGACTATCTTTACCACCAGAATATGATAAGTAGTAAGTGTTAGGCTTTATCTTATCAAATCTACTTTTTAAATCAGTTAAGTAAAACTCTATATCGTTAAACATTTGAACTCCTAAACAAATGGGTCTTGTTCTTGATAGCTTTCGATTTCGTCTTGTTCTGTTCTATACGCACTAGCTTCTTGAACTACTTCAAAATCTAGTATGTAAAGTTTCCATATAGGATAATACTTGTTGTTTTTATCTAATCTAGCGTCCTCAAAGAAATCTATTACTTTTATTCTAGTGCCATCTTCAAGTTCTACACCTGCTTTAAAGGAGAGTTCCTTCTTAAACATTAAATCTTTTCCGTTCTTCATTTTTTTCTTAATAACAGTATGATAAAAAGTATATTGGTTTTCACCGCTTATTATATCGTTTCTATGTACTATTATTTCGTCACCAAACATTATCTTGTAAGGGTGTCTGCTTACCTCTTTTTTCTCCTCTTCTTCCATTATTCGTCACCTAAGCCTTCGCTAAATGTGTTAAATCTAGAATAAAGTTCTTCTTTTAGGTCTTTAATGTCATTTGTTCTTTTTGCAAAATCAGTTTTGTTTTTTGCCTCAAATACCTCTCTATATTTTTTAGATAAGCTGTTAATTATGTGTTCTGTGTTCATTGTAGACATCTTAACAACTTCACCGTTACTTCTTTTGTACATTCTTTCTTTCTTTTCTTCCATTTTTCTTTACCTCAACTTTCTTTTTACCTTTGTTCTTTATAAAATCTAGTTCGTTTAGTAAATATTCAACTTGTGCCTCTGCAAGTTCTTTTTGCTCTCGCATATCGTTTAAATCTAGTTGTAATTTGACAACTAAATCGTCCATTTGTTCCCATTTTTTATTGCTTATTATTTTCATTTTTATTCCTCCTTTTCTTTGTGCTCCCAAATGTACCCACCTGATGTCTTAATTTTCTTGTTGCAGCATTTACCTATTCCATCTCTAGAAACCCCTGTTTTTCCACTTGCTTTTTTTATACTATCCCATTCTTTTACTTTTTTACCTTCTAGTGTTTTTTGAATTACTGGTTTCAATATAGGTTTATGCAACCCTATTCTATATGCCTCTTTAGTGTTATGTTGATTTGTACACCATTCTAAGTTCTCAACTTCGTTGTTTTCTTTATTCCCATCTTTATGATTAATAAATGGTAACTTATTAGGGTTTGGTATAAATGCTTGTGCTACAAGTCTGTGCTTATATATTCTTTTGCCATCAGGAAATCTTATAAATCTATAGCCTCTTCCATTGCCATCTCCCTTTAATATTTTGGCGGTTCTTCCTTTTGAACTAACCATATAATCTTCATATCCTTCTATGGTTTGCCATATTTCTTTCATAATACCTCCTATCCTTCATAATTATATGACGAATGATGTAATTCCACAAATTGGCTATTATTCCCCATATTTTCTATTAAGAAAGACATACATTCCTCTTTAGATAAATGGGTTCCCCTAACCCTTTCGAGATAAAAAATATTGCTATCGTGGTTTTCTATGCTTTCTTCAATATGCTTTTGCAATGTTTTTTCATCATAGTTAACTTCTACGAAGTAATAATCTAGATGTTTTAAACAAACGTGGTAATCTAACCTATTTGTGTCTGTAGCATAGTATATTGTTATTGGCTTAAAATCTACTCTATACGACATATTTCTTACATCGTGATACGTTTCTAAAGGGATAAGATTAAATGCCCCAAAATCGTATGCCTTATTGTGTTTAACAACATATATGTTTTGTTTAGGAACTTTTAGCTTAACCAAATCGTCTACAAGCCATTCCCCACATACCCATTTCATTGTAGGCTTTTCAAATGCTATTTTTTTAATCGTAGGCTTACAAAAATGGTCGCTATGTATATGTGTTAGTAAAATAACTTTTAGTTC